GAAAATAGAAACTGTAGCAAATACTAGTCAACTGCAATTTGATCAGGAGTTTGGTAATACGTTCTTTGGTACAGGCGATACTCTTGTCAATGCCGAAACTTTATTAGGGTTAAGAGCTAAGCCTGCCATAAGATATATGGAAGGTGGTAACTTAAAAGTATATGAAGAACCTATAGAAAACCACGATTACATCATGACTGTAGATGTTTCGAAGGGAAGAGGCCAGGACTATTCTACTTTTACTCTGATCGATATTAGCGTCCGCCCGTTTAAACAGGTTGCTGTATATCGCAACAACACTATCTCGCCTATTCTCTTCCCAAATATTATTTATAAATACGCTAAACCCTACAATGAAGCTTATGTAGTAGTAGAATCAAATGATCAAGGTGGCGTAGTTTGTAATGGATTATATCATGATTTAGAATATGAGAATGTACACGTTGAATCTTCCGTAAAAGCAAATGCTATAGGAATTGAAATTAATAGAAAAACAAAAAGGCTTGGCTGTTCTGCAATAAAAGATATATTAGAAAATAATAAACTTAATATTGTGGATGAACAAACTATTTTAGAAATATCTACTTTTGAAGCCAAAGGACAATCTTATGAAGCATCGGATGGTAACCATGACGATTTAATGATGAACTTAGTTATGTTTGGGTATTTTGTATCTACACAGTACTTTTCTGATATGACAGACATTAATCTAAAACAAATGATGTTTGAACAAAAGATGAAAGATATAGAAAATGATGTTGTTCCATTTGGATTCATTGATGACGGATCTGCTGCAATTGCAGCAATTGAGCATCAGGAGGATCCATGGAAGATACGAGAGGCTGATACAGAACGGTTTGTGTGGGACCCTGATGATATGCCTTTGTAATTATATAATATTATAAATAATAGTACAATTGACTAATCGTATTATGGGACATATAATTTTTAATAGAGGAAGATAACATGGCACTTTCAACACCGTCTGCTTCTCCAGCGGTTGTCGTCAAAGAAATAGATCTGACTGGTGGCGTTCCAAACGTTCAGTCAACTACTGGCGCAATTGTTGGGAACTTTCGCTGGGGGCCTGCTGAACAACGCATAGATATTGATAACGAGACATCGTTAGTATCAACGTTTGCTTCACCAGACTCAGCAAATACCATCGACTTCCATAGCGCTTCTTATTTCTTACGTTACTCTGGTTCTTTACAAGTTGTACGTGAGGTAACATCTTCTGCTAAGAATGCTCGGTCTACTATTGGCCAGCTCGGAACAGATAATGACGGTACCTTACCTATGGAATTGGTAAAGAATGCAGATGACTTCGCTGCACAGGAAGCAGCCTTGGATTCCGATTCACACACACTTATCGCACGATATCCTGGTGCACTAGGTAACTCAATACGAGTTTCCGTCTGTCCACCTAGGGATTCTGCATTTAATGCATGGTCATATAAAGATGAATTCGATGCCGCACCAGGCACATCTAACTATGCATCAACAAGAGCAGCAACCAATGATGAAATTCACGTTGTAGTCGTAGACAATGGCGGAGAACTTACAGGAACAAAAGGAACAATACTAGAACGTTATCCATTTGTTTCAGTTGCATCAGATGCAAAAAATACTGACGGAACAACTAACTACGCTAAAGATGTTGTAAACGGAAGATCAGAGTATATCAATTGGGTAAACTTTGATTCTGATTATAGCGTTGCGCGTGGTAACGGTACCGTTGATTCTGGAGATAATTTTGATCCAGGCTTAACAGTAGCAACAGACCACACCTTTACAAAAGGTGCAAACTCAGGCGTATTAGGCACAAGCGAATACTTACAAGGTTACGATCTATTTGAAGATAAAGATATCACAGAAGTTGATTTCTTAATTGCACCTTCAATGGTATCACGAACCGATCAAGCAACTGTGGTTAATGATCTAATAGCAACAGCAGAAAACTTACGTAAAGACTGTGTTGTTACAGCATCGCCTGCAAGATCAGATGTAATTAACTTGACTAACACTGCAACAATTACATCAAACATTACGACAACATCAGCCGCAATGACTAACTCATCATACTTAGTTGCCGATGGTAACTTTATCAAAGTATACGATAAGTATAATGATCAGTTCATTCAAATTCCAGCAGCATCATCAACCGCTGGTATTATGGCTGCGACAGATCTTAACCGAGCTCCATGGTTCTCACCAGCTGGTGCGCGGCGAGGTCAATACTTAGGAATCACTGCAATTAGTTGGTCTCCAACAAAAGCACAAAGAGATACACTATATAAAGCAGGTGTAAATCCGATTGCAAATATTCCAGGTCAAGGTGTCTTACTGTTTGGTGACAAAACAAAACTAGGTCGTCCATCTGCATTCGATAGGATTAACGTACGAAGGCTATTCTTAGTCTTAGAACGTGCTATCGGCAAAGCAGCTGAACAGGTTATGTTTGAGTTCAACGATGAGTTTACTCGAGCAGAATTTGTCAACATTGTAGAACCAGTACTTAGAGAAGTAAAAGGTCGAAGAGGTATTACAGACTTTAGAGTTGTCTGTGATGAAACCAACAATACAGCGTCCGTGGTTGACAGAAATGAGTTTATAGCTAATATCTTTATTAAGCCGGCTCGTTCGATCAACTATGTCACTCTTAACTTTGTTGCTGTTCGAACCGGTGTTGACTTCGAAGAAGTCGTAGGCACGGTGTAAGGAGGTAACAATGGCAATATTAGGAGTAGACGATTTTAAAGCAAAACTAAGAGGTGGGGGCGCTCGTCCTAATCTGTTCCAGGTAACAATTAACTATCCAGGATTTGCGGATGGTAACCCTGAACTAACATCATTCTTAGTAGAAGCTGCTGAGCTTCCAGGTTCAACCTTTGGTCAGATTGTAGTACCATTCAGAGGTCGCCAATTAAAAATGGCTGGTGATCGTACATTTGCTGAATGGACAACAACAATCATTAATGACACAGACTTCGCAATACGCGATGCTCTAGAGCGTTGGATGAATGGTATAAACAACCACAACGAAAACACAGGGTTGGCTGTACCGGTAGCTTATGAAGCTGATTTAAAAGTTGAGCAATTGGACCGTGAAGGTGATATCATTAAGACATATAACTTCCGCGGATCATACCCACAAGATCTTTCACCTATTGCATTGTCATTCGGAGACAATGATAATATAGAAAGATTCACATGTACATGGGCATACCAGTACTGGGAATCCAATACTACAACTTAAATAAATAGTAGGAAAGGCCGGAGAGGTTCGGCCTTTCTATTTTAACAGAGGACTGACATGGCAGAAAATGATGGTTTAAAGCTTTTTGGTTTTGAAATCAAAAGAGCTAAAAATAAAGATGAAGAGAAACGACCATCTATCGTTCCTCCGCGGGACGACGAAGGTGGTAGTTATGCCACAGCTTCTGGTACACATTACGGACAATATTTAAATTTAGACGGTGACGATTCTAAAGACAACTATCAATTGATTATGAAATATCGTGGCAATGCAATGCATCCTGAGGTTGACAATGCTATTGAAGATATTGTAAATGAATCTATTACTGGTAGTGAACTAGAGCAAACCTTAGATATTAACTTAGACGATGTTCAAGTACCAGACAAAATCAAAAAACTAATTAAAGAAGAGTTTGACTACATCTATGGTATGTTAAACTTTAAAGAACTTGGCCACGATATTTTTCGTCGTTGGTATGTTGATGGCCGTTTATATCATCACTTAGTACTTAATAACGATAATCCTAAGGAAGGTATCCAAGAGATACGTCCTATCGACGCTGCTAAAATGCGTAAGGTTAAAAAGGTTAAGTATAAAAAAGATCCTGTTACAGGTGCAAAGGTTGTAGAAAAAACAGAAGAATTTTTTATATATCAAGAGAAGCCAGGTAGCTCTACAAGCGGAATTAAAATGACAAATGATTCTGTATCATATGTTACTTCAGGCTTATTAACAGAAGATCGTAAGAAAATTATTTCGCATATGCATAAAGCATTAAAGCCTATCAACCAATTAAGGATGATGGAAGATGCTTTGGTTATATACAGATTAGCTCGAGCTCCTGAACGTAGAATCTTTTATATTGATGTAGGTAACTTGCCAAGAGGTAAGTCTGAACAATACATGAAAGACATCATGGCAAGATATCGAAACAAGCTTGTGTATGATGCTAAGACTGGCGAAATTCGTGACGACAGGAAACACCAGTCACTTCTCGAAGATTTCTGGCTACCTAGACGAGAAGGTGGCAGAGGAACAGAGATATCTACTCTACCAGGTGGTGAAAATCTTGGACAAATAGAAGACATTGTATACTTCCAAAAGAGAATGTATCGTTCATTGAACGTTCCTATTTCACGTATGGATACTGAATCTGTACAAGGTATACTTGGTAGATCTACAGAAATTAACAGAGATGAATTAAAATTCCAGAAGTTTATTGATAGACTTCGTATGAGATTCTCTCATTTATTCTATGGCATCCTTAAGAAACAACTTGTAATGAAAGGTGTTTGTACTGAGGATGATTGGGAAGAATGGAAAAATGACATCACGGTTGACTATATTAAAGACAACCATTTCACGGAATTACGTGATGCAGAGATGTTACAAAATAGATTAGAAACTTTAGACCGAGTACAAAACTATGTCGGTGATTACTATTCTAAAGAATGGGTAATGAAAAATGTGCTACAGTTGAATGATGAAGATATTGAAACTATGCAAAAGCAAATGAGTGGTGAAGAAGACGAAGAGCCAGATGAAGAGCCGCAGCAAGAAGCACCACCTCAAAAATATGAATTGAAACCTGTCCAAGGAGATGATAAAGATGAGTGAAGTAGAAGACGTACAAGACTATAATGATGTACAAGGTATGGTCCAACATGCTATGGACCAAGATTTTAATAAGGCTAATCAAGTCTTTGGTGATATTATGTCGCTAAAGATACAAGACTTATTAGATCAAGAAAAAACAAGACTAGCGGATGCAATCTATAATAATGCAACAGATCCTGCTAGTGAAGAAGAAATTATGGGTGATGATCAACTAGAGTTAGATTTAGAAGATGAGACCGAAGAAGACACAGAAGAAGAAGGCGCAGCCGAAGAAGAAGATACTGAGGGAGATGAAATTCCTGAAGAAGATTCGGAAGAGCCTGAAGAATCGTAAATGTATAAATAATAGTTAACAAAATGAAAACATTTAATCAGATTAGAGAACTAACTGGTAGGAAGCCAAAAGGTCAAATAGTCCTTAATAAAAAGGTTGGCAGAATCCAGATAATGATCTATAAAGAATCAATAGGCTTTGTAGCTTATATAGACGGAGATCGATTAGATGTTTACAAATCAAAAGCAGAAGCTCAAAAAGCAGCTGAAGCAATGGTAAAGGTATTAAAGAAATGAAACTGATTGCAGAGTATACCGAACAGAACTTGGAGGTTCTTACTGAAGCAAAAGACGGTAAGAAGTCTTATGCTATTGAAGGTATATTCATGCAAGCAGAAACTAAAAATAGAAATGGTCGGATATATCCTAGAGCTGTCATGGAAAAAGCCGTTGGCAAATATGACAAAGAACAAGTAGCTAAGGGCAGAGCAGTTGGTGAGTTAAACCACCCTGAAGGACCGACCGTAAATCTAGATAAGGTTTCCCACAAGATAGAATCCCTTGATTGGAAAGGGAACGACGTTGTGGGTAAAGCGCGTATATTGGAAACTCCTATGGGTAAAATCGTTGAAGGTTTGCTCGAAGGTGGTGTCAATCTAGGCGTATCGACTCGTGGTATGGGAAGTTTGAGTAGAGGTAATAACGCTATGGTCGTACAGCCAGACTTTATGTTGAATGCTGTCGACATCGTTCAAGATCCATCCGCACCTAGCGCTTTTGTTAATGGGATAATGGAAGGTGTTGAATGGGTATGGAACAACAGT